GCGAAGCCGCAAACGCCCCCGCCCGAATCTTCTCCCGGAAGCCCCAGCCCAACGGCAGCGACAGTTGATCAAACACCGCCGCATACCCCCGCATCATCGCGGGATCACCCTCGCTGCGCCGCTCCAGCGTTATCGCGCTGCTATAAATGCGCTTCTCTACCTGCTCACTCATGTTGCCCTTCCGTTTCCTGGGAAACACCTACGCCGCCGCCACCACACAGTCGCACCCGTTGTGAATGGGGCCGTGCCGCGCACTCCGCCGCACCAACATCAACCCTTGGTCGCCCCCATCCAGATACTCACCCCCCTGGACAAAGTAACCAGCAATCCCCACCACCCGACCATTGAGCGACCGACACGCATTACAACTGGCCCCCGTCGCCAGCCAGCGCAAATACTGCACCCCAAAAATGGCGTAACTCGCAATCGCCAGCGCATTCCCCGCCTCGGTCGCCTGGCGCTGGGCCATCGCCTCCGGGCGGCTCTCTTCCCAGCCCGTCACACGCTGCTCAATATATTCCGCCGGGTCGGCCCCATCGGCCTGCGCATCGCTGATCAACGCCTCCAACTGTCGCCGACTCGCCGCCACATGCCCATTCGCCATAGCCGCCAAATAGTCGTCGATAAAGGCGCGCAACTCATCATTGACGCCGGCGTCATCCTTCCCCAGTTCCGCCGCCGCCGCCGTCATCGCCTGCCCGGCATAACTCTGCAAAAGCGCGGAAAAAGCCTCACGGACCACACTAGGGAACTCGTCATAAAACTGGCCCAACCAAATGCGGAAGTCCGCCAGGCTCCGTTTGCGTAAGTGCTTATCCACCGCCTTGCGCAGATCCGCCACCTCGCGCCGCACCACCCGCTTACTCACATCCTGGAAGAGCGGACGCATCGCCGAATGCAACGCCACCTTGGCCGCCAACAGATCATCCCGCCGCTGCGCCTCCTCATCATCCCCCAGCCCGCGCCACTCCCGTTTGCCCGCCGCTGCATCATTGCCCCCTCCCTTATCAGGGGAGGGCTGGGGAGGGGTCCCCGCCGCCGCCATATTCAATGGCCGCATCAACTCATCCCCACCATCCAGCGGATTCAAATTCTCTTTCTCTCTGGCTTCATTCGGCGTCATCCACCCCGTCGTAATCGCGCTCTGGTACGCCTGATACCGGCTGCCCGTATCACCGCGTAACAGCCCATCGACCAGGAACTCGGCAAAATAGCGCTCCCGTTCCGCCGGCGAAAGCAGATCCCGGTAAATGCCCTGCTCCCAAATCGCCAACCACGGTGCCAGCGTGAATGTCACAAATTCAATGCTCTGCTGCTCAATATTGCTAAAGGTTGCCCGCTCCAAATCCCCGATCATGTGGGGCGGCACACGGAAGATACTGGCAATCTGCGACCGCTGAAACTTATTATTCTCCAGGAATTGGGCATCTTGTGGCGGAATCCCCACCGTTGCCACATCCATGCCCTCTTCCAAAATCGCCACCCGGTGGGCATTCGCGATCCCCTGGTGGCGCGCCTCCCAACTATCCATCAACCGATCAAACGCTGGCTTGCTCAACTTCCCCGGATGCCTCAACAAGATGCCAGGCTTGGCCCCATTCTCAAAAAATTTCGAGCCATACGCCTCCAGGTTATTGCTTACCCCCAACGTCCTTTCCATTAACCGGATCGGCGAATAGCCCAGCAGCCCATCAAAGCCCAACCCCCGCAAATGCAGAATCTCATACCACTCAAAATCAACGCTGCCATACTCCACCGACGAATAGCGATACCGCAGCGACAAATCCGGCAACAGCCGTTCCACCGTCATCCGATCCGGTCGCAACGGCCAAAGCTCCATCACCTGCGCCCGCCGGTTGTAAACAATCTGTGCATACGCATTGCCCCACGTCGCCAAATGCCCCATCAGCATCATCCGCATCTCGACGCTCGTATGCTCCGGGTTGGGCAAATCATGCAGCAACCGGTACAGTGGATGGCCCACCGCCCGCTGCTTACTCCGCCCCTGCCGCTCATAGAAGATAAAAGGCAAACTCGCCAACGACTCTGCCAACACGCGCACGCAGGAGAAGACCGCCGCAATCTGCATCGCCGACGAAGGCGTCACCGGTCCATCCCCCCGGATCAACCCGCGCAACGTCACCATAAGATCATTACTCAGCGTAACCCCGCGCTCGTCCGCTTCCCACAACCGCGAAAGAATCCCCATGTTGTCCTAGCCTCGGTCAGCCTGCTTATGCTTGGCGCGATAGCGCTGGATCGCCTCCCAGCGTGCCACCCACAAACTCAGCACGATTAATAACAGCCCCAGCGCCGCCAACGCCCCCACCACGCCAAATTGCAAATAGATCGCCGCCAGCAACACCACCACACCTAGCAGCCCAATGCCATCACTCCAACCCATCATGCCACCTCTGTCAACCGAAACTCCTGGCGCATCGCATTGATCTGCGTCGGCGCCAACTTGCCCGCCGCCACCAGCGCCGCAATCGTCTTTCGGTTGATCGGCACCCCACGCCACGCCATATACGCCGCCTTGTTGCTGAACCGCACCCCGTTCACCCGGCTATTGATCAAATGCGCCCCGTGGGTGCGTAACACCTCAACCAATCGCTCTTGCACCGGTGTCAATGACCGCTCTTTCATAAGAAGCGTAGCTCCTGTTCCTCATAAATACTCTGGCCACCGCCATGCCGCACCGCCCGATCCAGCCCCATAATCAGCGCCACCATGCCATCAATGCGCTCGGTGCTGTGCTTTTTGTCCGGCTTCAAGTTGCCTGCGCCATCTTCCGCAGCGATCAAATTATCCGCCATCCACGTCAACACCGGATTGCCGCCGTGGTTGATCTGCCGGGAGAGGATCAGCTTCTCCAATTCCTTCATCGGCGCCGACATCGACTGGAAGCCCTGCCCCATCTGCACCATCGTCAGCCCATCATTCTCCAACGTCTGGTACACCTGCGCCGCCCCCCAACGGTCGAACGCAATCTCCACCACGTCAAAGCGCTGCGCATCCTCATCCACCTGGGCATAGACATAGCTATAATCGATCACATCCCCCGGCGTCGCCTCAATGAGACCCTGTCTCACCCAGCTTTCATAATTGACCCCATCCTTGCGGCTCCGTTCGCGCATCGCCGTCTCTGGAATCCAAAAGCGACACAGCACCTGGTACGGCTCACCTTCAATCTCCGGGGGAAACACCCACACCAATGCCGTAATATCCGTTGTGCGGCTCAAGTCCAACCCACCATAGCAACGCCGGCCCCGCAACCCATTTTCATCCACCGTGCCGGCACATACCCGCCACACATCCGGGTCAAGCCATTGCGTTTCCGCCTGTGTCCACACGTTGAGATGAAGCCGCAAGAAGCTATTCAGCGCGCTCGGCATCTCTTTGGCCTTCGTCGCCTTTCGCTCCAAATCATCCGGCTTCACACTCAGCCCAAAATTAGGATTTGCCTTCGACCACGTCTCCGGCAACCGCCAATCATCCCCCTCATCAATCGTGAAGATGATCCCAAAGAAGCTGTCATCCTTCGACACCTGGTTAAGAATCTTCTGCGTGTATTCGTGCAGCTCCCAGCACAACGACGCCCGGTTAAAACCCGCCGTGGTAATCCCCAGCATCAACGGCTGCCGCCTGGCGCCCGTCGCCGTCTCCAACACATCCCAAACATCCCTGTTTTTATGGGCGTGCAACTCATCCACCACCGCCCCATGAATGTTGAGACCATCCATGCTGTCAGCATCCCGCCCCAACGGCTCAAACTTGCTGGCCGTCCCCTCCACATGCAGATTGTCCTTAAAGACCCGAATCCGCTTGCGCAAGAAGGGTGACGCCTTTACCATGCGGGTTGCTTCACTGTGCGTAATTCTGGCTTGGTCGCGCTTCGTCGCCGCCGTATAAACCTCGGCCCCTGGCTCCCCGTCGGCATCAAACAAATACAAGCCAACGCCCGAAGCCACCGTACTCTTCCCGTTTTTCCTGGGCACCTCTACATACGCCGTCCGAAACCGTCTGAGACCGTCCGCCCGGCGCCATCCGAAGATCACCCCAATCAAAAACTGCTGCCACGGCTCCAACGTCAACGGCTGGCCGGCCCACTCGCCCTTGCTATGCCGGAGGAAGCGAAAAAACCCAATCGCCTTCTCCGCCGCCCGCTCATCAAACCGCAACCCCCGCGCGCCACCCTCCTCCAGGTCACGTTGATGCCGCTCGCAGGCCAACCTCACCCACTTACAAGCCGGCGTCCGCCCCTCTAACACATCCGCCACGTACCCATCAACCCCGCTCATCGATGTCACGCCGCCAACGCCGCTCCCACCAACCCATCACATACCCCACCACAAAAGCGATCACCAGCATCACCAAATAATCCAACGGGATCATGCGCCCCCCTTCAAAAACTCCTCATACGGGTCCGCTTCCGGCTCGGCCACCACCGTCACCCGGCTGCGGCTACTAGGCGTCATCCCAAACTCGGTCAAAAACGTCTTCATCTGCTTCATCGCCTGCGCCGCAATATTCAACCAAGGACTCGCCACCGGATACCCGCTCTCCGTCACCTCGATCATCTGGAACGTCGGCTTACTCATCTCTTCCTGAGCCTGCACCCACTGCGCCCACGCTTGACAATAAGCAGCCAGCGCCGCCCTATCCAACTCCGTCAGCAACCCCAACTCAAACAGTTGCTTACTCGTCCGGTTCCACTCCTTCTTCGCTTCCCCGGTCAAATGCTTCGGGCAGCTAGGCCGCTTGTGGGCCGGCCTCGGCTCACTCTTATTGATCGCCCGCTTCCCCGCATTCCCGCCCAGCCGCTTCAACGCCGTCGGCTTCGGTGGTCTCCCCGCCATCCCCCCCCCTATCGCATTTCGCGGCTGCAAAAAAAGCACCACCCCGCCGGTCTACAGAGAAACTTTGTAGAGATTTGATCCCCCTACCCCCCTGCCATCGTCTTGCGGCTATGGTGGCGCTTGCACAGTGGCTGAAGGTTATCCCAGTCATCCTGCCCACCGTCACGCTTGGGGGTGATGTGATCGACTTCGGTCGCCGGTGTTGTTATGCCTTCCTTCGCGCACTCAATGCACAGTGGATGGGCACGAAGGAAGGCGAGACGCAACCGTTGCCACTGCCTATCATAGCCACGCTTGGCGGCACTACCACGCTGGTCATCATACTGGCGTTGGCGTGTGCGCTTAGCTGTACCACCACAGCCACTGCACGCACCACCACGCACAATGCCCGCGCAACCAGGCGTGCGACAGGCCGTGCCGGCACGCCGGGTCATTGCTTCAACCCATCCGCCACTCGGCGTGTCCAGGCGGCGCCATAGCGGCTGAAGGTCTTCAGCCCGACGTAGAACTCTAGGCGCAACGCTGCATAGCGCACCAGGTCGCCACCACTATCCTGCAATAGCTGATTGGCGCGGGCGGTGCCGGCGTTGACGGCTGTGTCGAAGTGCATTAGACAGAGCGGCCATTGTAGTTTGTCGGCGCCACTGGCTTGCCAGTAGTCGCGTTGGTAGATGGCCATGGCCTGGTCTTTGGTCAGGTTGGCAATGTCGAGATCTGGGTAGCTGCGCTTGCTAATGCCCATGTTGGTTTCGCCGCCAGGATCATGCGGGTCGTTGACGTAGCCGCCTTCCCATTTGAGGACAAAGGCGATGGCTCGATCCCAGTCGGTCTGGTGAATGGCGACATTGAGCAGGAGCGTGCCGGACGGCGTGCGCTCGGCTACCCAACCGGAGAGGCCGCCACGGCAACGGACGGCGTACCAGGTCAGGTTGTCAACTTGTGCGGTTTCGCCGATAAGCTTGACCTCTTCGCCGGGTTGCAAGATCAGCAACACATTAGCGTCCGCAGCACGACCGATGTAGCCGGGTGCGCTGCGGAGCTTGGCCGCTGCGTGGACCATAGCCCGGCGCCATTCGGTGGGCGATGGTGGCGCCACTGCGGTCGGCGCCGGCGTGCGGTATTCGTTGCGCATGGCTAATTTGAAATCTTCGATCACGCCGGGCTTATTACCGATTTGCCATTGATCGTGATCGTTCCAGCGGTAAAGGATGAGGGCCTGCACGGTCGATAGGCCGTTGGGCTGCTGGTTGTGTGCGTTGATCTCGGCGTAGGCGGCTTGCACCCAGCCCGTGTTGTGATCGATCCAGGCGTGATCGCCCTGGTTGCTCTCGGTGATATAAACGGGCAATTTGCGCAGGTTGGCCGGAATCGCTTCCAGGAACTCCCGGTAGACCCGAAATTGATATGCTCGATGTGTGAAGCCGGTGGCGCTCATTTTCGCTTCGCTTTGCATGAGCGCCGGGTGGGCGCCGTGGGTGTAGGCATGGATGGCAAAGCCGTCCAACATGCCGATGTAGCGGATCATATCTTGGAAGTATTTGATCCAGTCGCCTCCATCATTGCCGGGATAACAGCATTTTGCGCACCATGGCGCGACGGCGGCAACCAACACCTGATCGTTTTCGTGGCCAGGTAGATCCAGGATGGCATCCCGGCAAAATTGATAATAGCTGGCGTAGCGCTCCGGGGTGATGGGTTGGCCGCCGGGCCATTCGTTGGGATGGTTGGGTTCGTTGCCGATAATCCAGCGGCTACAGCCTGGCGACGCGGCGACCCAGTTGGCGACCCGTTGAGAAAAAATTTCATGCAGGCCAGCGCCGGGGATGGTGCCGGCAGAGCCATAGCCATGATTTAGGCGCGCAATCACGCCAATTCCACGGTCGGACCATTGGCGATAGTCGCGGCCACTGCGATTGTTGGGGTCGGCGCCTAGCTCCTCGGTGATGACGATCCATCCGGGCCGGCCAGCATCGAGCATGAGTTGCTCGCCGCCGGCGTCGTGTAGGCCGAAAATATATTGGCTCATTTTGACCTCGGTGGTAGGAGAACGGGAGACAGTGGCGGCAAGGGCGGCGCCGCTCGATCCGCTGGTGGCTCGGCCAACGTGCAAAACGAGATGGTCAACGCCAGCAGGCATAGCAGGAAGGCCAACCGCATGGTGAAGGATGCTTTTCGCTTCATGCTATGCCTACCATTCGCTTCAGCGCCTTGATGTTGGTGTCGATGGCGGCAACCAGTTTTTGTAATTCATTAGCGGCCGGCTCGACAACAACGGGATCGACCGGTGTTGGATCAACGGGCCTCACTGCACCAAGGGCGCGTTCTCGGAAGATGACGTAAAAGCTGTTATGGCCCTTTGTGTTGCCGATGACGCCGTCTTGGATTTTGCTGGATAGCCAGTGAACGCGTTCGCTCACTACGTGGCCGTCAGCGGTTTGCAGCCACACGGCGGTTTTGGCATCCATATAGAGTGGCACGTTGCCGGCTGGTTCGTTGGCCGGCTTGTCCAGTGGATAAGGCGGCGCCGGCTCGTCAGCGCGGCGCCCTTCCCACGTCCAGCCGATGCGTACCGGCAGGCCGCGCAGAAGATGCCCCTGCGCGTCTACAATGTCCACGTAGATGTTGCGGCTCCCTTGGTTTTCCTCCGGTGTGAGATGGTGCAGCAGCGCAATCTCAAAAAGCACGTTCTGACCCGTGATGGTGACGCCAGGCACATCGTTGTAGGCAATATCGTGTTGTAGGCGCTGTCGCCACTGGATAAGCAGTGGGATGTTCATTCTAGCCTCTTTAGCGTTTCGCCATGTCATTCAATTTTTGGAGCATGTCACGCAGGGCGCCGGGTACGGGTACGCCGGCCAACGCTGCATTCTCCAGGATCGAAATAAACTCATTCGCAATATAGAACCCTGCAACGATTTCTACGATGGGTAGATCCACGGACAGATGCTGTTGGATGATCGCCGTAGCGGTGATGAGCGCCAAGACGATCACTTTCTTGCCGATGCCCTGATAACTTTTCTGGCTGCTCACCTCACCCCGTTGGATGGCGACGGCAATCCCGGTCACAAAATCCAACACCATCAGCAACAATAGCACTTGCAGCACCAGCGCCAGGCTGGCCCATACGCCGGCGAGTACTCCTACGCCGGCCTTGATCACACTCAAACGCGTCATCACATCCTCCCGACAAAGCAGAAAATAAAAAGGCGCACCCCTCCCGCCTTAGCGGAAAAAGTGCGCCTGATTGGTTCAGTAACGCCTATTTATTTGTTGCTGCTTTGTCGGATCTTGATGATGCGGGGCTGGAATTCGATCAGCGCTTCCTTGTGCCCTGGTAGGATGTTGATCGAAACCTTGTAGCCGCCTTTGGTGCGCCTGAGTAACTCCGGTAATTCCGTTTGCAGTTGCCGGGCAATGTCCGCGGCAAACTGTTCATAGTCGTGAGCCTCATTTGCTTCCATGTAAGCTAGTATAGCGTATCATTTCGCAAAGCAGTAATTATATTATCGTGGAAAGAACGCTTGTTCCTTCGCGTCATTTGGCGTATTTTCCTGTGCACCGTTGGCTTGATTTTTCCACCAATCAAAAAGCCCGCACGTTTGCAACGTGCGGGCTTTTTCTCATCACTCCACCGGTCGCCAGTCGCAAATAACACCATCGTCGTCATACACGACGTAGTATTCTATCTTGCCTTGCCACTGCCGCTGAATGGTGTAGGCTGGCTGGGAGCGGTAGTGGGCCAGCCAAGCGTCAAGGCTCAAGGTCGGCCTCCATTTTAACAAAGATGACCGCCGCCGCCTGTTTGCGCGGCTGGTATTTGCCGACCATGCGCGGCCAGCGCGTCACGATCTCCTTGGAGCGGAAGCGCCGCGGCGATAGCCCGCCGCCAGATAACGCATACGCACCTTTGTGACCCGGCACGGTAGGGGTGAGCCTGATCTGCAACAGATCAGGCTCCACTTCAACAATGACGCGATCAGGGTCGCCCAGCATATCGGTCACAGCGTGTGTAATTGAAAATTGTCCGTCTTCGCTCAACGTGGCCGACAGCTTTCCTCGCTTCGCACCGCCGCCGCTATTGGCCGCAATCACTTTAATCCACGCCATCGATAATCTCCTCTGCCATCGTGTCAATAGCTGCGTCATATTCCAACCATTTTTCATGCACCCACTCGGCCAAAAGTTGGGCTTGACTGAGTTGTGGATTATTGCGCAAGGCACGCTGATTTAACGTGAGGATGCGCAACTCTTGGCGCGCCTGGGGGCCAAGTCGCAACGTTGCTGGTTCGGTCGTGGTAGCACGGCGACCAGCGCCAGCGCGTTTCCCGCCATTGTTGCGCCGGCCATCAGAGCGCGCTTCGTAAGTTTTTTCGGTCATGGGTTTGGTGTGCGGTTTGACCCCCAACCACACGAAGGGTAGGGGGATTAGGCGGCTGCTACGATAAAGCCGGGTTCCGTTACAGTGACGTACTTGCCACTGTCCAACTTGACGATGTTACCGGACTGCTGGCCGTGCGCCTTGAAGCCTGGCTGCACATCTACCAGATTGACCACCGTTGCGGGCATCCACGCCGGCGCATTGTCGCCAGCGCTGTGTAGGACTTCAACTTTTGTACCAATGTTGAATTTGTTGAATTGATTCATGATTCTGTTCCTTTCTCGTCCTAACGGTAAAAGCGTTCGGTATCCACCGGCTGAACAACCGGGGCGGTGTCCCGACTGCGGAGTACAGCCGCAAACACTGTTGCCTTGCCGGTTGTATCATCGTATTCGTTAGCGTCCATCCACGCCTTGATTTCTTCAGTGGTCATGGCGTCAGCTTCGGCGCGAAAGAATTGCTGCTTTTGTGCGTAGGTCTGGAAGTTGTCGCTGTCCGGTTTTGCTATCAGTAGGTCCAAATCGCATTCGGCCAGGCCCTCTTTTAGTTTGGGTGGGTTGTTGCGGTGTACCCATTCGCGTGTACGCCGCTCTTTTTCGATCATGTCCTTGGTGGTCTTGTAGAGTTTACGCAACTCGTGGCGGGTGATGGTACTCATGATTTTGCCTCCGGTAGACAAAATTGAACGTTGACCGATTGGCCCACCAGGCTGGACAGGATGCGCCCAACCTTGACTGATAGTCGGTTTTGCAGCCAGTCGAGCGACTGGCCATTCGGGGCGGTAATCCACCAGGTGGCGCCATCGACGGCCATGACTGTGGCACCATGCACCCATGCCTGGTACGTCGCCACAGGCATGGTAAGCTTTAGCTCGGCCAACGTGCTGGCCCAGTGCGCAACGTGTGGGTCAGTGGCCGCCGGCTCGGTGCCAGCTACTGTCACCACCGGTGATGGCGCCGGGGGAAGTTCCGCCGCTTCGCTAATTTCCGGTGCGGCTTGCGGGTAGACTAGATCCAGCGTACCGGCCTGAATGGCGTGTTGCAAGGCCGCCACATCCTGTGGGTCGAGCCAGGCGCCTTCGCCACGGGCGACCTTTGCCCGGATGAAGGCAACGTGGTTGGTGACGCCCGCAAAGGTTTTGCTATAGGTCGCTTCAATGCGGGTGGCAATCCATGCGCCTTCCATGCCGCCGTGATAGGCTTGTAGGCGCATGATCCAGAGCCAGGTGTTGAGCCGCGCAACGCCGGCGTCATCCAGGCCCGCCAAGTAGCGTTGATGGCCGTTCCAGGTTGGTGCCATGGTGGTGATCAGCAACGCAGCAAAGGCTCGTAACGGATCAACCGTTTCGGTTACGGCTTCTTCCTCACCACCACCACCATTCGGGATGGCTTCGGTTCGCGTATTGGTGGTGGTCTTATCCATATCTTTATGGTCTTTATGGTCTTTATGGTCTTTATGGTCTTTATGGTCTTGTACCTCATTTTCCAGAGGTAGCGCGTTCATTAAAAGCGCGGTGGTGTTCACCACAGACGCGGTGGTGTTCACCACAGACGCGGTGGTGTTCACCACAGACGCGGGGGTGTTCACCACAGACGCGGGGGTGTTCACCACAGACGCGGCGGGGGAACCTTTCTTTTTTGGCTGGTCGGCGCTGTTGCGCTGCCAGATCTCATCATCCAGTAGTTCAACCGTTACGCGCTTTGAGCCGCCCGCCTCGGCGGTTTCATGCAGGCGGATATAGCCCTTTTCGGCCAGGCGGCGCCGAACCTGCGCCACGGCGCCCACGGAAAAGCCACAGGCCGCCGCCGTGGCCCGTGTGCTTTCGCTACAGGCGGCGCTCTGCTCACCGCAGACGCGCACGTAATGCCCATACAGGCGGTATTCATACAGATCCAATTCATCATCGGCAATGTTGGGAACAATGTGAAAGTTGGAGCGGCGGCGCTTGGTGAAGATGTTTTGTGTTTCGTTCATGGCAACCTACTTGCTACTGATCATCGATTCGTTGAGCAGGATAACGGCGTCGCGCAGGCTATTGGTGGCGGTGATGAGGTGTTGACGAACCTGGCTATGGATACCACAGACGGGACCGGTGGTCTTGCAAGTGCATGGCCCGTGACCATTGCCACGGGCATCACTGTGTAATGCGTTGAGCAACATGCGCAGTTCACGCAGTTCACGCAGCAATTCTTTATCGGTCATGGGTTTCTCCACAAGAAAAGAGCAAAATTCGCATGTAGCCGGCTGTATGGGATTCGGCCCGATACAGCCGATTAAGAGGTGCGGCGGACAGCCAGCCCAGATGATCGAAGATCACAAAGGCGGACTGTCCGCTGACAGCATGAAACGTTCCCCGACGGGGGGGCCGTGTGTCGCCGGGTGGGGGAATGTAGATAATTCGGTCACCGGGTTGCATAATTCTCCTAATGATGGCCGTTGATCCCATTCGTTGTGGGTACCGCCAGTTCGGGCAGATCCAGCCGGATGGCGCTGATGATATGCCATTTGCGATCAGCGTTGTAGACCTTGCCGTCTTCGGCCAGGGCTTTCAAGTCGTTGTTCAATGTGCCGCGGCTGCATACTTCATCACCGCCTAGCAGGATGTGTAATTCCGTGATGCCCAATGTCAAATGTTCCGACAGAATGTTCAACAACTGTTGCCGGCGTTGTTCAACTTCAGCGCGACGTTGTGCAAGGCCAAGGTCTTGCAGCGGAATTTCTGGCTCATCCACTTGTTCAATTTCAGCTTTTTGAACATCTTCGATAGGGGTCGATTGTTCAGCCCTCTTGGGTGTTTGTTCAACGGGGGCGGCTTCCGGCTGACGCCCATTGTTCAACTCAGCCATCATTTCGCCCAGCGCGTCATCAACAAAGGCTTTGATGACGCTGTCTACCTGTTTTTCAATATGGCGTTGAATCCTGCTGACATCCACGTTGCGGAAGGCGCTTGTCATCGACTCGGCAACGCTGTCTTTGATAAAGCGTTTGCTATCACGATGCACCCGCTCCTGTTCGCTACGCTCGGCCAGGCTGACGGCCAGGGCCAAAATAATCTCTACGACAAAGGGCGGCGCATAGCCCAACAGGTAGGCGGTGAAGTTGTCCAGTTTGTGGTGCTGATAGGCCATCGTTTGAATCTGGCCGCTCAACAGCGCCATGAAGATGGCGGCGATCAAGAGCAAGAAGAAGTTTTGGCTCCAAAGCTCTTGGCGGCTCAAGTATATGCTCACGGCCATCAACCCCGCCCCCAGCGCCAGGCCGATGGATGCGGCGACCAGAATGTGATGGTTGGTATAAATAAAGAAGCCGGCAATATTTAGCGTGCTGGTGACGGCAAAGGCCAGCATGGCGGCATGTACCACCGTTTTGTTGGTTAGAAATTGTTTGATAAACTGTAGTTGATTCATGATGAAACCTTTTCTTTCCTCATGGGTTGCAGAAAGCCTGACGGGTAGATACGACCCGCCAGGCTTCTTTTTTTGACTTGATACTTAACAAACCAGCCCATTGGCATCATAGCCACGGACACGGGCCTTCTTGTCCTTTGTGGCGTACCAGGGCTGATTTAGCTTGGAAATGGTGGTGGCGTAGGCGCCGTTGACATAGACATCAATTGTGCCGGCCTTGCCGCTCGTCTGGGTGACATACTGACCGTTCGTCAGGGCCTGCACGTAACAGGCGTTGCTGGCGGCCAGGGCCGGCGCCGGGCGCAGAAGCAAACCGCAGAGCAACAACACTGCGGCCACACGCCGCCAGCGGAATCGGTGCGGGTGACAAGTGGGGCAAGGCCCATAGGTTGGGTTGTACTCGGTTTGACATCGTGGGCAGCGGAAAAGCCCAAGACGAATTGACAATTGCTTGAAAAATGTGTACATTAGTTTTGAAACCCTTTCATGCTCGAGACGGTTTTACAACTGGGGCAAAGGGCTGTTCGTAGCAGCCCCTTGCCCACCCACACTTGCTACTTCCGGCACTTCGGACAGAAACCATCCTCGTAGAGAAGGCCCCCGCAGCGTAAGCAACGGCCAAAGAAGGTCCGTACCCAGCTATTAATCTTGCTTGTGTTCATGTGTTTGCTCCTTGTAGTTGCCTCTAGTAGTAGAGGATTTTGGATTCCCCGGACGCGCTGCATCGCTACCGAGGGAACGACGCCGATAGTGCATGACCCACAGACCGGCATAGGCGCCGGCCCCAATGCCGATCAGGATGCCGGCTAGATCCAGTAGTGTCTGTAATTTCTCCATTAGCTGTTTCCCCAAGCCACCGCCACCACCAACCGCCGTTGCCCGAATTGCCAGATTGCTAGGCGCCTGCGTACATCAACCATCGGCGCACGTCGCCGAGTGGCGGTCGTTGATCGGCGCAAAGCGGTCGTTGATCGGCGTGCATCGGTTAGGAGACGATGATAGAAGATTGTTGTCACGGCCCAGATCAGCAGCGTCAATGCCCAGCCATCCGGGGTATCGAAGAGAAAGTGAACCGGCGCATACCCGCTGATTGTCAACAACAAGATGATACTGGTGACAGCGCCAGTGCCGATCCAGCGTTCGGTCAGGCCGGCATAGTAAGCCGCCAGCATGGCAATGACGCCCAAAAGAATGGTTAGGGTAATCATGGTTGCTTCCTTTTTGGTGGTACTCTGGTTGCTCCGCCACCTAACAGTGTCCAGAGGAATCGTAACGCCGTTGCGGTCGGCCCGCGGGCGCTGCGGTTGGGTTTGCCCCAAGACGTTCTGGGG